CGTCCAAGCAAGTGCACGACGATATGCTAGACTCCCTCTCGTATATCGATCAGGTTCAGACTGTGAGCTTTAGCGAGTACGACGACACGTACGAGTACAAGCCGTACGACATAACCACGGGATACTAATGGCGAAAACACCAACCCTTGACATGGAAGCGATGCGTCCCATGATCCTCGAATCCGAGGATACGGACGAGAAGCCCGTCGAGGATACCCCGGACAAGAAGGCCGTATCGTGGTTGAACACGCACCTGAACAAGTGGCGTAACAACCGCGACACCAACTACAAGTCGAAGTGGGAAGAGTATGACCGCTTGTGGCGCGGGATCTGGTCCGCTGAGGACAAGGAGCGCAACAACGAGCGAAGCCGCTTCATCTCCCCCGCAATCTCGCAGGCCGTCGAATCCGCCGTGGCCGAACTCGAAGAGGTTTCGTTTGGACGAGGCAAGGCGTTCGTGTTGGAGAACGCTGACGAGTCCCTCACCACGGACATCGTGGTTGGGATGGAGACTCAGCTAGAGAATGACCTCAAGCATGTGCACGCTCGTACCGCCATGTCAGCCGCAATCACCAACGCTGCGGTGTACGGCACTGGGATCCTTGAGATCCAGAAGGTCAGTTACATCATCCGCAAACCAGCTACGCAACCGGATGCAGCAGACCCCGAGAATCAGATCGCCTTCGGAACACTTGACGAAGAACGTGAGATGCTTCTTTGGCATCCGGTGCAACCCTACAACTTCTTGATCGATCCCGAAGCTACCTCCATCGAGGATGCTTTGGGCGTTGCGATTGAGGAGCGTGTGTCCAAGCACATCATCCAGATGGGCATGGAGAACGGCACGTACAAAGAAGTGCCGCTAGATGAAGCTCCGATGGCTTCGGAGAACGACAAGGACAAGACCCTTGCCACGCAAGACGGTGGTGATCCCGTCAAGATCACCCGCTACTACGGCCTGATGCCGCGTGAGTACGTGTTTCCCGAGGAGGAAACCGAGTCTCTCGTGGAGGACGACGAGGACGAGGACTACATCGAGGTTTGTTGTGTTGTTCTGAACGATCAACACATCCTCAAACTTGAGGAAACTACCTACATGATGAAGGAGCGTCCAGTCGTGGCGTTCCAGTGGGACATCGTGCCCAACCGTTTCTGGGGCCGTGGTATCGTGGAGAAGGGCTACAATAGCCAGAAGGCCCACGATTCCATCCTCCGTGCGCGGTTCGACTCGTTGGCCCTCACTGTGCACCCTATGATTGGGGTGGATGCCACTCGGATGCCACGAGGTTTCAAGTTGGTAGTGTCGCCGGGTCGTACAATCCCCATGAATGGCCGCCCTTCGGAGATTTTTGAACCCTTCAAGATCGGTCAAGTTGACCAAAACCTCTACCAAGAGGCTCCGATCTTGGAGAAAATGGTGTTCCAAGCTACCGGCGCAGCCGATATGAGCGGCGTTGGTGCGGCAGTAAGCGGTGAAGCGAAGGCTGGCGCGGTTTCGATGGCTCTTTCGGCTGTCATCAAACGCTTTAAGCGTACCTTGATGAACTTCCACGAGCAACTTTTCGTCCCGGCGCTGCGCAAAACGCTCCATATGTACATGCAGTACAGCCCAGACCTCTACCCACCCGCCCCGGTGGACGTACGTCCCGCTTCGAGCATGGGTGTAATCGCACGAGAGTACGAACAGCAGCAGCTTATCAGCCTTTTGCAGACGATGCAGCCCGATTCACCCGCATACGCGGCGATTTTGACGGGCATTGTCGATAATTCCAACCTCCCGAACCGGGCAGAGATCAATGCTACGATCATGCAGGGTACGCAACCCGACCCTGCGCAAGCAAAGATGGCCCAAGACTTGCAGAGCCTTGAGATCCGTAAGAAGCTTGCGGAAATTGCGCTCATTGAGTCGCAGGCTGGCCTCAATCTTGCACGCACCGAGTACGAAGCGCGGTACAAACCGCAAATCGAAATGGTCAATGCAATGGCCGAGGCTCGTCCGGACAAGGAAGGTGATCGCCAGTTCGAGAAGCTCACGAAGGTAGCGGACCTAGCCATCAAGGAGAAGGCCGTGGACTCCCGCAACCGGGATATCGAGTCGAACGAGCGTATCGCCGCCATGCAGACGCGAGCAGCGTTGCTTAAGAGACAAGGATAATGGCTGAATACCTCAAAGACAAGGCAGTTGAACTAGAGTATCAGGAGATCTTCAAGACCACCGGCTCCCCCGGTTGGGACTTGATCGTGAAGGAAGTGAAGGAGCTAGGGGATGGTATCTCCGACCTCCGCACCGTGCAAGACATGGACGATCTGCGGTTTCGCCAAGGTATGCTCAACGTAGTTGATCGTATCGTAAGCTACCGGGACGTTGTGAAAGAGCAGTACGACACCCTTCTCAAGCAGGAAGAGGAGGATGACGATGAAAGTGTTTGACTACGTGTGTCCTAACGGTCATACGCACGAACGCTTCACCCGCGAAGGGGCAAATGAAGTAACGTGCGAAAGCTGCGGACAGACGGCTACCAAGGTCATTGGCACACCCGCCATTAAGCTCGAAGGGTGGAGCGGAAGCTTCCCCGGAGCAGCAATGAAATGGGAACGGGACCATGTACGCCGTAGCAAAACTAAGCCCCTTGATTAAGGAGAAGCGATAATGGGTGCGACTATCATTGACGAGAAGAATGAACCTGTTGGCGACGCCGACGATCTCGAAAGCCTAAAGGCTGGCGAGGCAAACGAAGGTGGAGATGTCCAAGGTAATGAGGAGGACGAACTTCCCGCAAAGTATCGCGGCAAGTCGGCAGCCGAGATTGCCCGGATGCACGCCGAAGCCGAGAAGCTCCTCGGCAAGCAGGGTCAGGAGCTTGGTGAACTGCGGCGTACAGCCGATGAGTACATCAAGCGTACTCTGAATGGTAACAATCCACAGCCGAAGCAACCGGACGAAGAAGCAGTTGCAGAGGTAGATTTCTTTGCGGATCCCGCTAAGGCGGTTGAGAAAATCATCGCCCGCGATCCTCGCATCAAGAACGCAGCGGAAGCTGCGGAACAGATGCGCAGGGAAAACGCGCTGCGGAGTCTGACGCAAAGGCACCCCGACGCTCTGGAAGTGGCGCAAAGTGAGGACTTCCAGAAGTGGGTTGGCGAATCAAAAGTCCGTGTGAAACTATACACGCAAGCGGATCAGCAGTTCGACTACGACGCAGCGGAGGAGCTTATCAGCACCTTCAAAGCGATCAAGGGTACGGCCAACAAGGCTGCTACGACTCCTGAACCGAAGGCTGACAGGAACAGCGGAAAGATGGTAGCCCGTCCTACGTCCGGTGGTGACAGTACTCCCCCGAGTTCTGCCAAGATCTACCGCCGCGCCGACATTATCAAACTTCGACAAACCGACCCGAAACGCTACTTCGACATGGCTGACGAGATTCAGCGCGCATATGTCGAGGGCCGGGTCAAATAACCAAGGAGTAATACATGGCCGCATGGGATGGTGCTAATAGTCAAGGTAAGACCCAACTTGACAACTTTGTTCCGGAACTTTGGTCCGACGAGATTATCGCGTCGTACCAAAAGAATCTGGTGATGGCTCAACTGGTCAAAAAGATGTCCATGAAGGGCAAGAAGGGCGATAAGATCAATATCCCGACGCCCTCGCGCGGTAACGCTACGGCGAAGTCGGCTGGCGCAGCGGTGACGCTGATCCAAGCGACGGAAGGTACCACGCCCGTCACGATTGACCAGCACTGGGAGTATTCGCGTCTGATCGAGGACTTCGCAGAAGTCCAAGCTCTGCCGACCTTCCGTTCGTTCTACACGGAAGATGCGGGCTACGCGCTTGCCACCCGCGTTGACACCACGCTGATCCAGCGCGGTCGTTCGACGAACGGTGGTAACGGTGCGGCTACCTACGCCCACGCTTACATTGGTGGCGACGGTACCACGGCGTACAACTCCGGCTCTCCGAACGCCTCGGCTCTGACGGACGCTGCAATTCGGCGTACGATCCAGCGCCTTGACGACGCGGACGTTCCGGGTGACGGTCGGTTCTTCCTGATCCCGCCGTCGAGCGCGAATACCCTGCGTGGTCTTGCCCGGTTTACTGAGCAAGCCTTCGTGGGTTCGGGTGACTCGATCCGCACTGGCGAGATCGGGAACCTGTACGGCGTCCCGGTGTATGTTTCCACCAACTGCGACACCGCCACTGGTTCGGCGCGTATCTGCCTGATGGGTCACAAGGATGCGGTTGTCCTCGTGGAACAGATGGCCCCGCGCGTTCAGACCCAGTACAAGCAGGAATACCTTGCCACGCTGATGACCGCCGATACCATCTTCGGTACGGCTGAACTCCGCGACGGCTCGCTGATCCCGCTGGCTGTGCCTGCGTAAGCTTGAGGGAGGGGCTTCGGCCCCTCCTCTCTTGTCATGGCAGCAGCAACCGACATCCGAGCTTTACGCCGTCAGGAGTTTGATGACGGTGTGTTTGTCCGCATCACAATCTACCAATTCACACTCGATGTCCCTAGCGTAGCAGGCAATAGCTACAGTGAGGACACCGCAGCAATACCCGGCCTCCTAGTAGGCAAAGACATAGTACTTGGGTGGGGCCACGGAAGTGAACCCATCCACGATCTGATGCAAGAGTTGCACGTAGGAGCACCCGATACGCTCCACATCCTCTCGCACAATTCAAGTGGCAGCCCCATCAATCCGGGTTCCACTATCTACCGAGTAGTGATAGCCCGCCTCAACGTCTAAGGAGACACGCATGAATGCACTCACAACGGGATGGAACGACGCCGCGCTGTACAACGAGCGCGTGTTCGAGTGCGTCGCTTCCGGTACCCAAATCACAGTTGCCGCCAACAAGCCGGTTGATGTCCGCGCGTTCCTTGACGCGGTTGCCGCTGGCGCGTACACCGAGGTCACTCCCTAATGGCTAAGTTCCGATTCATTCCGAATCCTAGCGTCGTGCTTGAGTTCAAGGACGAGGTTGACATTCGTGGTCTGCGTATCCATCCTGAGTACGAAGAGATCGACGAGAAGGGCAAAGTCATCAGTGCTCCTAAGAGCGATCAACGTCCCGCTTGGGACATCCCGATGAAAGCACACGGCCCGCGTCCTAGCATCAAGTAAGGAGAGGCAATGCCTGATATCTACCCGTACGGACGGGACGCACCGGAAGGTACGTACTTCGCTGAACGTCGTGGCGGCTTTGACCGTGGCGGCGGTGGTCCGGGCGAAGAATGGGATCCGGGTTCTGCTAACAACTCCGCAACTGCTAGCGCGGCTGCGGAGCTTGCTCGTATGTGGGCAAGCGCGGGTGTTGGCATCGAGCCGGATGCTACCAACTATCCGGGTAAGTTCAGTGCGTTTCACTACGCTACGATTGCGCAAGACCTGATCGATGATGCGTTCCCTCCGGGTCCGGGTACGAACGGCTACGTCCTCACAGCGGATGACACGCAGCCTTCCGGCGTTAAGTGGGCATCGAACCTCAGCGTAACGTGGGGCTACCTCACTGGCACACTTTCCGATCAAGCCGATCTCCAAGCTGCATTAGACGGCAAGGCAAACACTGCACACACACACGATCCCGAAGTGGACATTACTTCGGTAGCAGTTGCGGCAGGATGGCTACTGTCAGCAGATGGAGCAGGGGGCGCTACATGGGTAGCTCCGCCAACAAGCGGTGTGTGGGGCGATATCACGGGCACACTAGCAGATCAAACTGATCTGCAATCCGCACTCGATGGCAAATCGAACGTCAGCCACACCCACGACGGCATAAAGTTCACGTATGGCAATACGTTCCCAGTCGTCGGGAACACGCCGGGTGATCGCTTTGTCTACACCACGACGGGCAAAGAGTATACTTGGGTAGATGATGGCGATTCTACGCAGTGGGTAGAACTATACGCAGGCGCTGGCGGTGGCTCAAGCATCCCGCTGCCCGTGGCTATCGAGTCGGGCGGTACGGGCCAGAGCACGGCGCAGGCCGGACTGCAAGCCCTAGTAGGCGGAGCCACGAACAACCGCGTCCTACGCGGGAACGGCACCACGCTGTCACTTGCTCAGGTCGGCCTTACAACCGATGTGACAGGGGTCCTACCCATCGCCAATGGCGGAACCGGTGGAAGCTCCGCGGCCTCCGCTATCAACGGGCTCGTCCCATCTCAGACCGGAAACAACGGCAAGGTGCTGGGGACAGACGGATCGTCGGTGGCGTGGGTCGACAAGGATGCTACTGCTGTAGCTACCGGGACGTTCACGCCAACGATGTTTTGGGACGGAGTTTCTCAGCCACTGTCTAGCGCAAGCGGCTTTTACTACAAGATCGGGAAGATGTGCTTTGTTCGCATCTCGATGCTTCTAGGAACCCTCGCTGGGTCAGGGCTCATCGGGTACGTCGACGGCCTCCCGTTCACAGCCTCCTTGGCTACTGGGCAGCTGCACACCCTCAACATCGACAACATCGGCGTCCTGTCCAACATCACTAGCGATGCACCGATGAGTATGTTTGTGACCGGGAACTCAACTCAGGGAACCCTAGCCAAGCGGCGAGCAAGCGATGGGGTTATGACTGCCATCGTTCGCAGCGATCTTGTGACTGGTTCT